CACAAATACACAGGTGCTCAAGAAATCATGCAGCGTATTCGTTATGGATACGAACTGTGTCCAGATCATATCAGAGCAGGTGTGGTGAACTACAACAAAGGATCCATGGAGTTTGAAAATGGATCCAGAATAGTTTCAGCCACCACCACTGCCAACACTGGCAGAGGTATGTCCATATCATTGTTGTACTGTGATGAGTTTGCGTTTGTGAATCCCACCATTGCTAGAGAGTTCTGGACCTCCATATCTCCCACATTGGCCACAGGAGGCAGAGCAATCATAACCAGCACTCCCAATTCAGATGAAGATGAATTTGCTGTGATATGGAAAGAGTCTCAAAACAAATTTGATGAGCACGGCAATGAGATTGAATTAGGCATCAACGGATTCTTTGGTTTTACTGCATCTTGGGATGAGCACCCTGAACGTGATGACAAATGGAAAGAAAGTGAATTGAGCCGCATAGGAGAAGAAAGATTCAGAAGAGAGTATGGCTGTGAATTTTTAGTCTATGACGAAACATTAATCAACAGTATTGTGTTGGCAGCATTGGAAGGCAAGCAGCCCATATTGACCATGGGTCAGACTAGATGGTATGAAAAAATAAATCCTGCGGCCACTTATGTGATAGCATTGGACCCTGCCATGGGCACTGGAGGAGATTATGCTGCTATACAAGTGTTTGAAGTGCCATCATTTCGTCAAGTGGCCGAATGGCGTCACAATCAAACTTCCATACCACAACAGGTTAAAATACTCAAAGACATTGCCAATTATATCAAAGAAGAATGCAAAAGTCAAACATCCACCAACATCTATTGGAGTGTGGAAAACAACACCATAGGCGAAGCAGCACTGTTGGTGATCAGTGACTTTGGCGAAGAAAACATTCCAGGCTTATTTGTGAGTGAGCCCATACGAAAAGGTCACATAAGAAAATTTAGAAAAGGATTCAACACCACACACAGAACCAAAATCAGTGCGTGCAGCAGATTGAAAGGCATGGTGGAAAACAACAAGATGACCATCAACAGCAAAGCATTGATCAGCGAACTAAAAACTTATGTGGCAGTGGGGTCAGGATTCAAAGCCAAAGCAGGAGAAACTGATGATCTTATCAGTGCCACACTGCTGATATTGCGCATAGTCAGCATACTGAAAGATTGGGATCCGCGCATTTATAATTCATTTTTACAAGTGGAAAATGACGAGGATGGCGGAGAACGCATACTGCCCATGCCAGTGTTCATCAGCAGCACAAACAACTAAATACTTGTATGAACCTAAATAACACGTCTAAAGAGCTATTTGCTAAGATAAGAGGCCGTTTTCCCACGGTTACCATAGGCAATCAAGCAGCAGAAGTCACCAATGATCCACACGCAGCACGTTTTTTTGACTTTGATTTCAAAGCGGGAGACAAAGTTTTGGGCAAAGTCAGCATAAGTATTAGTGAGCAAGACGGATTGGTGGTGATACACAGTGCGGATTTGAGTCAAACTGAAGATTTGGTAGCTCGTGAAAATTGGTTCAGTTTTTTAAAAGAATTGAGACAGTTTGCCAAGTCAAGAATGATGACATTCGACACCAGAGACATCACTAAGAGTAATTTAGACAAAAGAGATTATAGTTTTTTGAGTAATATGAACAAACCTAAAGAAGTAACAGAAGCAGCATTGACTGGCACCAACAAAACCAGTTTTCAAAACATTGGCAGCAGCAAACTGATTATCAAACATTCAGCTCCAGTGGATGAAGATTTTGCAGCTGGTCGCACTCACAAAATACATTCCATATATGTTGAAAGTTCCGAAGGTGAAAGATTCAAATATCCTTTCAAACACATCAATGGTGCTAGAGCAATGGCACGTCATGTGAGTGAAGGTGGCAAACCATATGATGACTTTGGCAAACACATTGTGAGTTTGAGCGAAGAACTTTCTAAATTAAGAAAATTCAAAAATTATGTGAATAGATCTGCGGTGATGGCTGAAACATTAAGAGAATATTCCCAAGTGATCAATGATAGAATAGAAGAAATCAAAAACAATATTCAAGGATTACAAAAAGAAAGTTATTATAGACTAAGCAAAGAAAATTTTAAAGCCAACGAAACTTTAACAGTGCCAGAAGATGTAAAAGAAAATTGGATTGATGAATTAACAATCAAAACTTTTAATAATGAACTGCAAGAAGTATTTCCTTACATTTACAAATTAGTCACACAAAAACCCATCAAAGAAATCACTGCTGAAGATTTTGAAACAGAAGCCTCTGGATATCAAGGCAGCACAGAAACAAGATATTTAAAATACAATGTGAATGGCGACTTTGATAGAGACAGACCAGTGTCAGACAAAGATGCTTTCGATATTCAAGATTTATTGAAAAAATCTGGTATCCAATCTGAAGTTACTCCTGATGAAGGCAACTATCAAGGCGTAGTGATTTATACCAATGCTGCTCCACAAAGTGTGGAAAAAGTTTTGGGCAACATGATCGAAACCACTCAAGATCCCATTGAACAATTTGAAAAAATTTTAGACTCTATCATTGATGAAGGAGAAAATACTTTGTTTTCCTCTGATTCTGAAGAACAAAAACAAGCATTAGAAAAATTAAATCTATTAATGAAGAATCATTTTCCCGCAGGCGTAAATGGAGTAAATGGTTTAGAAAGTTTGGAAGGAATTATAGATGATCCAAATCTCAATGATCAGATCAGAGAGATCGGCAAGAAAAACAGCGACACTTGTATTAGACCTTTGATTATGGCTTACATACAGGACAAGAAACCTGACATGGCAAAAAGAATCAACACTGGTGACATGAAAATGTCCACTGAAGGCAATCAGTTTGCACAGGCAGTGAGAAAAGCCAAAGCAGCAGGCATGAAGTCTGGAGATAAATTCAAAGTGGGTGACAAAGAATACACACTAAAAGATGCCATGGATATGGCAGGTATCAGTGATGGAAATGGAGATATTGATTTCGAAGTGTATGGTGATGATGGTAACACAGCACCAGGCAAATTATATTTCACAGTGCAATCAAATGGCAAAGTAGATCCAAAATCTTTACAAATGGTATTGGATCACGAATATAATCCTAATCACAAACTAAACAATAAAGAGGCAACAGAACAAGTACAGCCAGGTGGAGAAGAACACGAAGAAGCATTAAGAGCTGCACAGGAGAGTCATGATGAGGATCAAAACAGATTAAAAATGAAAGCAATGGCTGGGCAGGAATCAAACTTTAGTGAAATGATAGAAATCACTCAAACAGAAGGCAGCATAGAAGATGAGTATAAATTTCGTGATTGGTTAAAAAAGACACACAACAAAGAAGTAACCGAATTAAAACCACAAGAATACGCAAATATTGTAAAACAGTATGATGACGAAAAAGCCAAGCAGGGTAAAAAAGAATCCTATCATCCAGGAGAAACATCTGCAGAAGAATTGGCCAAAGAAATTTGGAACAACCATCCAGAATTACGTGATGAATTCAAAGACTGGCGTGAGTATATGAATTCAGAAGATTTTCAATTGGAGGTAGATAGATTGAGAAGCAAATTTGAAAGCACAGGTGGTGGTCCTACCATTAGACAAATGAGCGATTTAGAATTGGCCAACTTCTTAAATACCACTGTGGCTGAAGTTAAAAAAGACAGAGAAGCAGCAGAAGAAGCAGCTATGGAATTGAATAAAAAATATTCTGAAGATAACAAATCCAGCAAACAAGATCTGCACAAAGGCGCCACAAAAATAGAAGAACTGGTGAAGAGTTTTTATGACTACACCACCAATAAATTTCCCAAAGGTGAAACAGCAGTGATCACAGCAGTGCAGAAACAATACGGAGACGCTGGTGCCAAAACTGCCATTGAAACCATCAAAGCTCTGCAGAGCGGTCAGAACAGAGAGATTGAACGCATCAAACAACTGGCAGGCTATTCTACCAAAAATTAATATTTCATTAACTACACACTTGACTAAATACACATATTAATATAGTATGTACAAATATGTGCTATATTATAGTGAGGCACAAACACAAACAGGCAAACAACAAGGAGGCTTATAATGGCTACACTAGCAGAAATCCGCAACAAATTGAAAGAACAAGAAGTTCGTTCAGGCGGTAACACAAAAACAAGCGGCGGCGACAACGCAATCTATCCATTCTGGAATCTAAAAGAAGGTGAACAATCAACTGTTCGATTCTTGCCAGATGGCGACTCAAACAACACTTTCTTCTGGAGAGAACGTTTGATGATCAAACTTCCATTCAATGGTATCAAAGGAGAAACTGATTCAAAACCAGTTCAAGTACAAGTGCCATGCATGGAAATGTACGGAGACTCTTGTCCTATTCTATCTGAAGTCAGAGGATGGTTTAAAGATCCCAATTTGGAAGACATGGGAAGAAAATATTGGAAAAAAAGATCATACATTTTCCAAGGTTTTGTCAAAGAAGATCCACTGAATGAAGAAACCAAACCAGCAAATCCAATCAGAAGATTTATTATTGGACCACAAATATTCCAAATAATAAAAGGAGCTCTAATGGATCCTGAAATGGAAGATCTTCCTACAGACAAAATCAACGGAGTTGATTTTAAAATTATCAAAACCAGCAAAGGTGGATACGCAGACTATTCAACTTCTGCTTGGTCGAGAAAATCCAGACCATTAACTGAAGATGAAAACAAAGCAGTGGAAACCCACGGCTTGTACAACATGAGCGATTACTTGCCTAAAAAACCAACTGAAGTTGAGTTGAAAGTAATGAAAGAAATGTTTGAAGCATCTGTGGATGGTGAAGCATATGACATGGAAAGATTTGGACAATACTTCCGTCCGGCTGGCATGTCATCCAAAACTGGAGACCCAGTGGTTAACACAAACGTTAAAGCTGAAACACCAAAGCCAATTGAAACTGCAACTGCAAAAGTTGAAGTCAAAACAGAATCTGTCACTGCTCCCAAAGTGGAGAGCAAAAGCAGAGCTGAAGATATTTTGGCAATGATTAGGTCTAGACAAAAACAATAAAGAGTGGTATATTGTAGTGGAGAGTTTGAATATTCTCCACTACGAACAAATAGAAGGAAACATTTATGGCTACTAAGGCTTTCGACATATCAAAATTTAGAAAAACATTAACTAAATCCATTGATGGATTAGGATTAGGATTCAATGATCCCACAGATTGGATCTCCACAGGCAACTACGCACTGAACTAT